CATCCGATTGCTTTGACTGACTTAGTGGTACGAATACCTTTGTCAACATTTCTACCAAAGCCACCAGATATTCTTTTACCCGATCTGCCAGCACTCTCTGTGTAGAGGATTGTCTCTAATTCAAAGTCAAAGTGCAGCGTTTCGGTTACTTGTTCGCCAATGTCGTTTACCTCTACTAAAACATAAGCCTCGTTATAACTCTTAGATATTCTATGTATAATCTCTGCATAGTCGATAGGAGTTATCATATTGTCTCGAAATATACAGACTTGTTTATAAGGCATTTTTGATACGTCAAAGACAGAAAAAGCAGAATAGTCTAGACCTTTACCTCTTGACACGTCTGCGACCATAACGTATGTATTGCCCTTGACTGGCTTTTCATACATTCTAATCTTATTACTTTCGGCAATTGGATCCTTGATAACAAGTGTCTTTAGCTTAGAACCTTCGATGAGTGTACCAGATGAGCCAAGAAACTGACATTCGAATTCTTGCGCAAACTTTTGGTAATCGTAGTCCATAGCCTGAAGTGTTTCTTCTTTCCATTTATCGTCACGACCAGGAACATCGTACCACATGACTTCAAGAAACTTGTATCCGTTCTTGCCTTCTCTTGCTCCTTCACAAGTCTTATAGAAGTGGTTGAGACCGTTTGGAGTAGATGTGAAAAGAATCTTAGTTGTGTTACCAGATGAAATGGTTGGAAACACAGAAGCAAAGAACTCGTCCCAGTTTTCAACGAATGCAGTTTCGTCAATGTATAGAAACGAAATAGACTTACCACGAATAGCACTTGAAGATGTTGCACCGGCAATAACTTTACAGCCATTCTCAAATTCAACAGAACCTTTGTTCCATTCGATAACGCCTTGTTGCATCCACTTTGGAAGTGCTTCGTAAGCAATCTTGATACGGTCTAGAATTTCTCTTGCAGCATCACCTTTGTTAGCAAGTAGCGCAACAGTCTTGTGTTGATTGAAAAGAACGTAGTGTAGAATGACTGCAACTGCGGTAGTTGTCTTACCAGCCTGACGTGAAGTGTTCACTGCCATTCTTCTATGATCTGTTATTGTTGTGATGATTTCTTTTTGATAGTCATATAGACGAATAGGAATCAAACCATGGTCGACATGAACGATTTTGATATATTTTTCTGCAAAGTAAATTGGGTCTTTACTGCATTTTATATATTCTTCGACCATCTCAGGTGTAAAGTTTATCTGTGCGCCTTTACCCTTGATGTTCTGGTTACCTAGATAACCTTTGATTTTATCATCCATCATCTTTCAAATCTTTCAACATTTTTTGTAATTCAGATGTTGAACCCACGAATAGATTGTTATTTGTTACGTTCTTAGTGTCTTGTTCTTCTGGTGCTTTTGCTTTCTTGCGGTCCTCGTTCATCTTTACGAGGTCTTTGTTTGCGTCAACAAGAGTTTTCATAAGAGTAGACACGACTTCATAGGCCCTAGGATGCTCGGATGCTTGTGCAACATCTAGCATTTGCTCTAGTGCTTTCGTTCCAGTTTCGATTACTGAATAGAAGTTTTCTCTCGCATATTTGAAGTCATTTTCGCTGTTGTCTTCTTCAGCCTTGACTTCTTTAGGCGAGTTATCATACTCTACTATTTCACCATCTAGTGCAGGCTTTTCCATAGGTTCTAGACCTAATGCTTCGCCTATCTTGTCATCACTCATTCAAATTCCTCAATAGTAACAATAAGTCCCCAATCATCATCGGATTCAATGTCCGTATACGGTACAGTACTATTTATGTCAGTTGTTGGTTGACCATTCGCTGTCAATCCTGGGCGATTTGTGATTTGAACAACCGGATCTTCTGCGTCAAACTTATCGTACATGTTCATCTCTGCGAACTTGATAATCTTCTTCTCTTGCGATGGTCCGAAGTAATATCCTTTGACCGTGAATGTAAGCGTCCAAATCAACGCTCTTCTTGTTTCAAAGTCGCCATCATAAGTGTCTTCGTTTGAAATAGCATTCAATACAATAGGCACGTCTAGTGCAATGTCAAACTCGTCCATAAGTTTGATTTTAGGTGTGAAATCAGGAGTAAAGAAAGGAATGATTTGCTCTAGTATTTTGATGCCGTCTTCGTTATACTTTGTCATGATATTCAATTCAAAGTCTAAGTCATACGGTACCGCTGCAAACTGCGTCTTATATGTGTTTTCTGTAATTTGACGTGGAGTGTTGTCATGTAAAAGTCTTGTAAGTTTTCTATCAGGCGCATACGTCATTGTAAGCAGTTCAAATGACATACGAGGTAAAGTCATTGCTGGAGCAGATAGACTTGGGTCTTGCTCTAATCTTGCAAGAAACTTTTGCTTAGGACCATACGCAATAGGCACCTTCATGCTCTGAACAGTATTGCCAGAGTTATCTTTTCGTGTTATAATAATGTCATTGAAGAGTGTGCCAAATGTCGCAACATATCTTCTTGTTGTCTCATTGTAGAACTGATGCCCAAACATTAGTAAATATTCTCCCCAAACGGATTACTTTCAGTGAAATCTAAGAAGTCGTCCGCTATTGTTTCAATTGTTGTATTATCGGCTGCAGCATCATAGTTTTCGATGTTATCGATAGCATCTTGTGTTGTTGTCACATAAGCAGATAGGACTTCGTCAATTTCTGGAATACCAGTCTCAAATCGTTCATTCGAATACTCAAATAGTTCACAGCGAAGGTCGTATGTCTGAAGCGAACCCATTTGATAGAAGATAGATTCATGCTCTACATGCATCACCTTGAATACTTTTTCGTTCAATGGGAAGTAAATCAGGTCACCTTCAAGAGGTCTTACATCGTTTATGTAGTTACCGACTTCTTTATTGAAAACACTAATCGCAATTGTGAATGTAATACTATCACGAATCTGTAGACCAAACTTAGATAAGAAGTCACCTTCGCCTTCGAATCCTTCGACGTTCTTGATATACATCTCTACCATATATGCTTCGTCAAATACAGATAGATCGTCTTCGTTTAGGAGTTGATCTTTTGCTGTGATACTTCTATTCACATACCAAACGTCATGTCCATATATTCTGATAGACTCGATAATCAAGTCTTCAATCAGAGATTGCTCCATTGAGTTGGTAAAGTTGTTGAAGTAAAAATTGGTAACCACTTGTTATTATCCTAATCTATAATATTCTAAGTATTTATCACTTTTCAAACGTCTATTTATCGTGGCAACTGAAATGTTGAGAATAGTAGAAGCCTTAGATGTTGATTCGTATTCTACACCATCTATACTAATTCTGTGTCTGGGATAAATTTTTCCTTTTTGAGCTTCACTAATTTTTCTGCGATGCTCTTCTGAGTTGGTATGACCCAGCCTATTTCTCTTTCCTTTTAAGCGTTGTGATATTTTCTGTCCTACTAATCTCTTTTCTTCTTCAGTTCTATTAGACCAAATATCTTTACTTTTTTGCGAATAATATTCGAATCTTTCTTCTTGACTTAATGGCTTATATCTATTCTCCACAGGAAATTTTTCAGCCATAGTTTTAGTCATAGACTGTTTACGCTTTTCAATGACTTCGGGATCAGAACTTCTATTGTCTCTTTTATTTAAGCCTTCTTCATATTTTTCACGAACTTCTGGTCGCTGCATAGCTTCTCTAGTCTTATGACTAATTTTTTCAGATATAGTTTTAGCATTAGAGTTGAAAGCCCAATGACCAAATTTTTTATTATTGAGATTGTAGTATCTTGTTTTTAGTTCTTCATCTCTAATCAAAGATAGGTAGTAGGCTTCTTCATCTAACAACTTTTCTTTTTCGTATATTCTTTTTATTACTCTTCTTTTAAAGTCTTGAGGTCTTCTTTTATATGCGGCACGCATCCATCTGGAACTACACAAATAACCATCGTCTTCTGTTCCCCAATGACAACCGACATAGTATCTTTTATGTTTACGATCATACCAAATATAAATGAAACCATATTTTTCTTGTTGCATATCACATACCACTGTTTGATAACTTACAGAAGTATTTATATAAATGTGCACCTCAGCCTATCATATCGTGTACTGGTAGTGAGTAAGAACTAATCATGTCCTCATCTAGTCTTTGAATTTCTTCCCTTGCGTCTGCTAAGATTTGTTCTCCGTTGAATGTAACTCCACCAGGTAATTGCATACCTGAGAACTTAGTTAGATTACTGCCCCATTGATATTTGATTTTCGCTGTAGCGTAGTTCTGAAGCCAACGGTCTTTCCAAACATCTTGATAAACATTTGGGTCGACAATGCTGTAAGCTTCTGCTACAATGTAGTTACCAACTGATAGATTCGACCAGTCTGTGTCAATGTGAAGTTTATTGACGTGACGGTTGTATCTGATTGGTTGGCGACCAGATAGCATCTCTTCCATAAACTGGATGTGCTGCATGTTCATATAGTAATGAACTAAGTCGTAATTAGCAAACTCATGCAGATGGTTGAGAACAAATTGATATTGCGCACTAAAGATATTTGATGTTGACAAAGATGTGGTCGACAAGTTGAATATATTGATAACACCAATGATATTCTCTGGTACCGTAATATATCCGTTCGTCTTATCAGTTTCCGTAATCTGATGTTTCAGAAAGGTTTTTTCAGCGCCGTCGAAGTGATAGTCCCAGTAATACGATAGGGCTTCATCAACACGGTCGTCAACTTGATCTTGGTCCACGTTGATTTCAATAACTGGTTTACCCAACTTTCGTAAACACCACTCTTTGAATTCTTTTCTTGTAGTAGGCTGTGCCATTTTTATTTCCCATTAGATTGTAAGGATGCTCTTCTCAGACTATTTATAGTTATCGTCAAGCACCGATTATCATGCCACTACTCTCTTAGGATGATTTGTGTAAATATATCTATATTTATAAAATCGAGAGATGATAAGTGTTATAAATAAAAGTAAATAAGCCTAGTAACTAAAGGAACGAAGATGGCGATCAGAATTAAAGACACGACGGTCATTGATAACAGTCGAAATTTCACGTATGCAGAAAGCATTACGTTTCCCGATGGCACTAAGCAAGTTGCTGCCAACCAGCTAAATATAGCCCCAGACTTCAAGAATGCATATCTGAACCGTATCATTAGAAATCCTAATACTTATAGTACTGTCAACAACGATCAATTTGGTCGTTCAGTTGCAATATCAGGTAACTATTTGATTGTAAGTGCTTATAGTGAAGATGATGCTTCTGGAAATGATATTGGTAAAGTTTATATATTTAATCTAACGACTGGAGAATTGATTTACATTCTAGATAATCCTAATGCTTATAGTACGAGTGCTAGTGATTCATTTGGCGGCGCACTCGCTGTGTCAGGTAATTATTTGCTTGTGTCCGCTTCCGGTGAAGACAGTGCTATTGCAACCAATAGTGGTGTAATTTATTGCTTTGATTTACCGACCGGCAATTTACTTTATACAATTAATAACCCTAACCCTATTACAAGTGATACCAATGTTTTCCCAGGTGGTATAAAAGCATCTGGTGATTATTTTATTGCCAGTTCGAGATATGATAATACTACTGGTTACCGTAGCGGTAGAGCATATATCTTTGAAGTGGCAACAGGTGCTTTAGTTCATACTATAGAAAACCCGAATGCTTATAGTACGAGTACGAGTGATTATTTTGGTAACTCACTTGCAATATCAGGTAATTATGCGGCTGTGGGTGCTCCTCAAGAAGATGATTCTGGTGGTAGTCTTTCTGGTAAAGTTTATATCTTCAATGTAATAACAGGCGAATTGTTACACACTTTAGACAACCCGAATGCTTATAGCACGAGTCAGAGTGATCTGTTTGGTGAAAAAATTGCAATGTCAGGTAATTATTTGATTGTAGGTGTCCCTGAAGAAGATGATGCTAGTGGCGGGCGGCAGGGTAAAGCTTATATCTTTGATGTAAGAACAGGCGCTCTAGTTAATACATTAGACGATCCTAATGCTTATAGTACGAGTACAGGTGATCAGTT